TCCTCGCGTGCTTTCGCCGCGGCTTCCACCGCTCGATCTAATTCAGCCCGCGCCGCTTTCGCGTCGGCAAACGCCGCCTCGCGCTGCGCGTCGAATCGCTCGCCCCGTTGCCGCGATCGATCGTTCAGACCGCCGGCCAAATCATCGACAGCCCCGGCCCGGTTTGCTTCGATCTGCCCGAGACGACCGCTGCGATCCGCCTCACGCGCCGCCGCACGACCGACCGCCGCGTTTTCGATACTGCGCTGCAATGTTGGACCTGCAGCCGCAAGCGCGCTGCCGGCAAATCCTAGCTTCGCCGCCAGATCCTCATCGAAGACACCGATCACCTTTTGAATCGCCGAAACCGCTTTGCCCATCACGTCGAGAATCGTCGGCAGCAACGCCACAAACGCCTTTTCGAGCGTAGTGACCATGATATCCCAGATTTGCGATAAATTCGTGGTCAAATTCACAAACACTTTCTCGACCGCAGCTGAGGCATTCGTAAAGCCGATCGCCAAACCTGTTTTGATTTCGTCGACCGTGTCAAAAAAGTATTGTTTGAAACCGGACCAAATCGACCGGATTTTGGCAACCGCCTCAGTCCACCCGGCGATCAAACCCAGCTTGACAATTTCAAGCGCGGCCGAGATGTCGCCGGCCGCCAACGCATCGGCAACGCCGGCAAACGCGCTTTTCGCGATTCCGGCCAGATTGCCCAACGTTTCCCCCAGACTGGCGATCACGCGTTGCACCGGCTCCGTTGCGGCCGCCAGCTTGATCAACCACGCGGACAGCCCACCGACAGCCACGACAGCCAGCCCGATCGGTGAAAGCACAAACGCGATCGCCGTACCGAGAACGCCGATCACCGTAGCCACCGCCGAGACGACCGCGGAGATTCCCCCGAACGCCACGCCCAACGCCGAAACCGTCCCGCCGAACGCGATCAGACCAGCACCGGCCGCCAGCAAACCCCCGCCCACGGCCGCGATCAGCTTGATCAACTCGCCGTTTTGCTTGATCCAATCGATCACGCCTTTCAAAACCGGCGTGATCAACTTAGAAATTTTCGTCAAAGCCGGCGCCAACGCTCCGCCGATCTGAATTACCGCCGCTTTCAATTGTTGCGTAATTCGATTCCAGGCATCAGTAAAATCGGCCGCAGCCTGAGCTTGCTCGCCGTCCATTGTGATGCCCAGATCCCGCGCCTCTTTCCGCAAATTCGCGATGCCGGCCGATCCGCTTTGCAACGTCGGCAGCAACGCCGAACCGGCCCGGCCGAAAATCTCCATTGCCACGGCCGCCCGCTTGCCATCGTCCGAGATGCCGGCCACTCCGTCCGCGATCGCCTCAAATTGTTGTTCCGGACTAAGCCCGGCCAGCTTTTCAGTTGAAAGCCCCACAGCCTCGAGCGCATCGGATGCCGTCGACAATCCGCGATCGGCATTCCGCACGGTCTTGACCATGCCCCGCAGACCCTTTTCGACATCACCGATCGACGCGCCGTTTTGCTCCGCCACAAATTTCAATTCCGACAGCGATTGCACCGCGACGCCCGTACGCGCAGACATTTTATTTAATGCGTCGCCGGCTTTGGCAAATTGCACAACAGATGCCGCCAGCGGCGCCGTCACCGCACCACCCAGGACCGCAAACCGCTTGCCCAACGCCGTTGCCGCAGATCCAAACGCCTTCAATCGCTTTTCAGCGCGATCAAGCCCGCGGACCAATGCGGAATCCTTAGTCGATAATTCGACGTAAGCGGCTCCCGCCCTGATTTCCCGCGCCGATGGCATTTGCTATTTCCTCAGAAAGACCTTGAGGATTGATATATCTTCCCACTGTTCCGGCTTCGGCCGGCTGGCGAGAGGATCTTTTTTCATCGGATGCAACTGATCAATTTGCACCAAGCGGCCGCCCGGTTTTCGATGGCTGTTTAAGTGCATAGTCATCAACCAGCAAACCCGATTCCATTCGTCGCGCTCGCGGCCCTCCGCCATTTCCGATAATTCGCCAAACGAAAACGGCCCGGGATCTATTCCGAGGATTCCGGCAAATCTGTAGACCCACGGCCAAACAGCCGATCGATTTCGACCGACACCGCCGCCTCCATTTCCTCGACCAGATCCGGCATATCCTCCGTCATCCTCGCTTCCACTTTCGCCGCCGACCGTTCCAGCACTTCGAACGCCGCGGCCGCCGCTTCCCCACCGCGACGGCCTTTCAAAAAAACCTTGAGGGCTGCCAGCAACGCATCAATCGCCCCGTCGATCCCCTGTCCGAGCATCAACGCGCCGAATTGTTCATCGCCGATGCCTTTCGCGTCAGCTTGTGGAAGCACGATCACGAAAACCGTATCAACCACCCGAACAATATCCTTTGCCCATTCTCCAAATTTCTTGGGATCGAGCAGTTCAAACAGATCGCAATCCAGATGATTCCGCACGCGTTTTGCCGCGTTCACATCCAACACAATTTCCCACGTATTGCCGGCCGAATCCTGAAAACTTGCCACGCTTCCAACACCTCATAAATAACGGTAAGAAAGGAAAAACCTACGCAACCTCATCCCACGAGGGAGCATTTGAGGACACGCCCGGCCTCATCGAAACTTGCGCCGTCAGCACCTCCTCGAGTGGCTCATTTCGCGAAAAATTCGTCACCGAGAATTCCGCCCGCAAGCCCTGGCTGCCAGATGTCGCGCTGCCACCGTCCAACACCCAGCAATCGATCAACGTTTGATTCAACCAGGCATCGCGGAACGCTTCGAAATCGGCGTCGCCCGATTCCCAAACCAGTTCAAATTCGACCGACCCATCTTTCAAACCGGCCAAGACTTGCCGCCAACCACCGCCGCCGCGGCTCGACCCGTCAGCCTCGCCCGTCTCGAGATTCAACGACAGATCGCGAACCGGCGTCACCTCATCCCACGTCGGCGATCCGTATGTTCCCGTGTTTCGATATAGCTTTGCATTCAATCCGATCAACGCCATCAGAAATTCCCCCTCAGTTTTTGATCGACGCTTGCCAAAACTTCGGCAGCCGATCGGCTGTTTTTTCCAATGCCGGCCCCATAAACGGCCGACGGTCAAATTGCTCGCCCTTGTAACGGCCGCCGAATTCGTGCGCGGCGCCGGACGTTCCGACGGCTTTAACACTAGGCCCGATCACAGCCGATCCGGCCGATCGATCCACCGCAAAACGAATTCCGCGTCGCAACTGGCCCCGCTTAGTGTGAGGAGGACGGCCAGCCGCAGACGGCTTCTTGCGTTTTCGGATCGATCGCGATGCCGTCAGCCGCACCACCGCAGCGCCGCGGCCGATCGATTCGATCCGCGATCGCCGCGCTTTGCGTAGCAGCTTGGGAATATCGCTTCGCGTTTTGACTTGCGATGAAATCACCGAAACGCCGTATATGTGAGAGTCAGTACAGAAGTAAAAACCCGGTTTTCCCGCATTTGCGGATCGTAAATCGGATCGTTTGCCGCTTGCAGATATGTCAATCCCGGCGTCGTGCCCGGGTTAAACCCTTTCAGCCTCAGCCGGATTTCCTCGACCAGCAACGCCAGCGCGTCGCATTCATCCAGATCAAATGGATCGACGGATTTTTGGACCGCCACTTGTATATCAATCGTTTCGCGTTCCTTGATGTTCCGCGCCTCGAGCTGCGAAACAAACGTTCGCGGAACAACAGAAACCTTGACGGCCGCCAGCGCCGTTTTGTCCCACGTCGGAACATAGGCCCGCGCGGCCGTGAAACTTTCCGAGTAGGAATAAGACCCGCTATTGATCCGCGAAACGATCACCTCCGCGCCATCCTTCAGCAGATCAGCCATCACCCACCCGTCACCGTGATTCGTTGCGTGTGAACCCTGACAATTTCGCCGGCGTGATCTGAGGGCCGAAAATGCTGTTGGCCCGGCCCGAACGGCGTCACCTCATAAGTCACCGTTTCTTGATCCTCGCAAGTAACGAACAAATCGCCGGCGGCCGGATCCACCGGCCCGTCGCCGAAATCGTAATTCGTCCGCTTCACGATGAAATCAACCGACCGCGTTTGCACCACGCCGCCGAACTCATCAATCACCTCAAAGTCCGTCGATCCCCGAGTGACCGCCGGCCGACAAGCCGACGTACCACGCACGATTTCCACCGTTTCGGAAACGTGCGCCGCCAACTGATCGGCCAACCAGACGGCCCCGGTTTTCAACAAATTTGCCATCAGACTCAATCGGCCCCAACCGGCTTGCCGTCGGCAATGACCTCGAATTCCTCCTCGATCCCGTCAACCGTTTCCTCGCCCGTCAGAGCAAGAACTACATCGGCCGCCCGGACGGAAACATAGGCCCGCGGCCCCTTCTTTTTCGCGACCTCGCCGCAACCCTTCACGAGAGCAGCCTTGACCGCTTCTTGCCTCTTTGACATTCGATCACCTCGAAATTGATTTTTCGTATTACAAAAGCAGACCAGCCGGCAGCCGGCCCGATCAGCCTATGTCGTCGTCGCGCGATCGTTCAGCAACACATCGACATAAAGCGGCCCCGAAACTTTCGCGAACTCAGCCCGGCCGATATTGAAATCGCCGTCAGCGACGGCCAGATTGTTCGTGTCATCCCAATCGACAACAGCGCCGACCGTAAATGTGGTTCCCGTCGCCGCCAGCACGCGAAATCGGCCACGTGTGGCGACTTTGACCTTGTCGCCGATTGCGTAGGATCCCAAACCCTGGACCACACCAGCCCGACCGTCACCCAAATCGACGATATCGCCGCCCTGCAAAGCAGCCGCGGCCGTGATTTGCTGTTCGTCGTCGGTCCCGAGATATAATGCCTCAGCAGTCATCAACCCATCCCCCAAAAATATGATTCAAAACCCGACCCGGCCGGCCGGCTCAAATTCGCTCTATTCGTCGTCGCCTTGCTTTTCGCCGCCGCCCGACTTTTTAGCGGCCGCCCGACGTTTCGCCGCTTCGGCTTCTTGCTTCTCCCACTCCTCCGCGGGATCCGTCGCCGAGCAAATCCCCGTCCGCAATGCCGACGTGATCAACCCGGCTGAGGGCGATTCGATTTCCTCGCCGGCCTCATAGGCCCGGCCGCCAACGCTAAGCGGCTTCAAGGCCCAAAGCCGATTTGTCTTTGCTTTTGCCACCGTCACACCTCACAGATCACAAATAAAATATCGAAAGCAGCATCGGCCGGCGGCTCGCCCTCACAACGAATCCGCCGGCCTCGCCGCGCCAAGGTTTGCTTATGCCTCGCTTTTGTTCATCGCCAGATAATCAAGCGCCTTCGCGCCAATATCCATTTTGACGTCGAAAGAGACGCCCCATTCGCCATCATCAAGAACCTTGCGGCGCACTTGCGGAGCGCGACCAGTTCCCCGCAGATAGGCAACCTCAATCGTGTGACCCATCGAGCTAGCCACATACCAATCCGTCGCCGATCCGGTTTGCGCCGTTTCCGTTGCCGGATCCGTGACACCGTTCGACAACCGAGAATCCGAAACCAAGGTGAGATTTTCATCTTGCACCGGATTTCGCGTGCCCTGCTGCGCGGACATGCCGCGAACTTCGGACGAATTGATCAATTGCGATGCCGTGAACTTCAAATCAGAAGGAACGATCAAATGCGTCGCCCGCAGATTCAAATTGACCCCGTTTTCTTGCTGCAATTCGATCCCGCTGATCGCTTGCCGCAAATTCGCGTCGGTCAATGCGGCCGTCGTGAATAGGTTTGAATGCCCAGCCGCAAACAACGCCACCGCATCGGCCAAATTGCCGTTCGCAAGCAAAATCGCATAAACCAAATCCGGCCGCAGCCGCCGCGCGGCCTCGCCCATTTCCCGCGGTGTATCCGCCAACGCGTTCAAACGATCGTTAATGACGTCTTGTTCGTCGATCTTAAATTTCTTCGCGTATCGAGCGATCTTGTACGTTTCGGCCGTATCCGCCCGATCGGCGTGCTCAGCCGAACCGCCCGGCGGAAGACGTTTCAGATCCGGCCCTTTCAACATTCGCGGCCGTTCGTTTGTCTTAAAGTCCGCAACGTCGGTCGACGAAGTCCAACCCATCGTCGTATCCGACGATTGCATATACGTCCGCAAAATTTGCGCGTTTACGCTTGTCGTGAAAATGTTGGTCAAACTCGAACCGGAAAACGCCGCCTCGATCCGCGCGTTTCGACCGGACGGAACCATGCGGCCGTCAAGCCGGATTGCTTCGGCACACAGATCGAGCAAAGACATATCCTCGAACCGATGCGCGGCTTCCATTGCCCGCTGCCGGCCGTCATCATTCAGACCGCGCCGCAGGAACGGCGGAATTCCCATCGCCACCGCTTCGCGGCTTTGAAAAACCTCATCGTCGAGAGAAAGCCCGCCGCGGAGTAACATTGCCCCTTGCATGGCATCGATCGTCGCCGTTCCCTCATGCGATCGGATATGTGCAGCCGGCGCTTGCGGCCGTGATTCCCGCAACGCTTCCAATTCGGTTCGCTCGACCGTCCAATTGTCCCGAACCGCTAGCGCTTGCAGATTGTGATCCTCGCCCTGAATCGTCATCGTCGGATTGTCATACTCCGCGCAGATCTCCGCGATGCGCTGTTGACGTTCGATTTCGGCCGCTTGCTGCGCCCGAAATTCCGCCACCGGATCGACGCCCGATTGACCGCCGCCGGCTTCGAGATTTCCGGATCCGCCGGCAGATCCGCCAGCACCATTCAAACCGCCCGCGTCGCCGCCGGCCTCGACCGTTCCACCGTCGCCCGCGTCGCCGGCTTCGGCTGCGATTTCCGCATCATAGGCCGCTTTCAGCGACGCCTTTTGCGTATCGTTCAAGTCAGCGATATCAAATCCGCGCGCTTTCAACCATGCCTCAAAACCCATTGCATTTTCCCCCGATTCAATAATTTCTTCGGCC